CAGTGACTCGTGGTGGTACAGGAACTACGACGAGTACCGGAACGGGGAGTGTAGTTCTTTCAGCCGCACCCGCGTTCACTGGTGACGTCACTTTCGATACGGATACTCTCAAAATCGACTCGACTAACAATAGGGTCGGCATCGGGACGACGAGTCCAGAAGCGAAATTACATGTGAAAGGTGGCTCAATATGTGTTCACCGAACCTTTCCCGATACCCCCGATGCCGGTATCGTGTTTATGGAAGACCATTCCAATAAAGATTGTATGTTTATAGCTTACGATGGTGGTGGGGTGGCGGAGACATCCGATGAGAGTTTACGTTTTTACAGTAAATCAGCAGGTGGCGCAGATCCAACTATAACTGGTGCTAATTTGTTGATGACTTTACAGGGTAATGGGCTCGTGCAATTCAGCTATACTGAAAAATTTAATTTGTTTTATGCACCGGCAGCGTGGGGTTATTCAACGACTTCTACGACTGACACAAACTTATGGACATTTGATGTGACGATTCCTCAGGAGGGTTATTTAATTCTAAATACTAATGGACACTGGAACCACAGTGTCGCAGGTTACTATATATACGCGAAAATTGGTGTAGATAGTAACGATCCGAGTGATACTTCGGGATTTTACGATTCCCACACGATTGGTGGTGCCAGTACAAACGGTGGTGATTTTCATTCATATAAAGATAGTAGTGTGTCCTGGCAGGATTTTAATTGGTCTGGAATTCTTAAGGTAGCTGCCGGAACTCGCACTATATGTATGCGTGTAAAGACACCACAGGGTGGAACTGTATACATAAATGGAGCAGCTGTAAGTATGTTGTATATCCCCAAAAATTATTTCTAAATATATTTAAATGTCTTCTATCAAGGATAATAGTTTACACCCTTATTTCACGATTGTATTTGTTGACACGGTTAGAAGTTTGATGGTCAGTCCACCAGACACGTTTGGACATAGTGGGTCGTGGGATACGATCGAATTTCCACATGGATATGATAAACCAGACAAAGAACTGTTCAACGAAACATTTATTCGTAATTTTCGTGAAAAAGGATTTGAAATTTTACGAGATAAAAGGAATAAATTACTGACTGAATCAGATTGGACGGGTCAATATGAAATAGAAGAATGGAAAGAATACCGCCAAGCTCTCCGTGACATTCCTTCTACTACAAAAGATCCAGAAAACCCCATATGGCCAGAGCCACCGAAAGTTAAAATCATCACTAGTGGATCAACCACCCATATCCAACTCGCGAAGGACCTCCAAACCGAAAAGGAAAAAAATAAACAAATGGAAGCTCGTATTTTAGCTCTCGAAAATGTCTAAAAATTTCCTCCAAAGTGCCGCCCACTTTGTAAGAACCTGAGTTCCAAGTGCGAAGCACTTGTCCCTTTAAAAAAACCTCCCCAAATAGTAGATATGAACGGGAGTGATACGTACCTGGATATCAATAATTCCCACCTCAGGGTAACGAGCGGGAACGTTCACGCGAATGGCTTCAACATCGATCAAATATCGATCGTGGCGAGTGCGAACACCGCAACTACCGTTAACTTTAATAACGATACGAAAGCATTCAACGCGGTCTCGAACATCGAAGTTGGGGTCGCAAACCTTTTCGTGGATACGACCACATCTAGGGTTGGGATAGGGACGGACGCACCCGCCCATACCCTCGATGTACACGGATCTGCGAATGTTGGTACCATCACGGCAATATCGTTCGTTGGAGACGGATCCCAATTAACTGGTATAGCTTCTAACCTTCACCAGGTTGTCGAAAATGGGAATGTAACTTCAAACACAGTTCAATTTACTAATGCTACGACAGGTTTAGTCGCCACAGGGAATGTAGAAATTGGGGGTGAACTCACTATGACTGGGACAGGTGCTCTAACCGTTCCAAGTGGTACGACAGTACAGAGACCGACGACCCCCGTTAATGGTATGATCCGGTATAACTCAGTAACCGGGTTCATGGAAGCGTATACCGCACAGGGATGGGGGATCATCGCCCATCCGCCATCGGTTTCTGGTATTTCACCTTCGACTGTTCTTCTCACTAATACAGGGACACAAGTCTTCACAATTACCGGTGGGGGGTTTACTTCTGGATCGACTGTACAACTCGCGGGTGCAGATGGAACCGAATATACGGTGTTTGATACGACGATTGTTAGTGCTACACAAATGACATTTAAAATGGGGGTGGATGGGGCTACGGGTGGATACGATAAGGCGCAGCGACCTTATACATTTAAAGTTACATCCAATTCAGGTCTCGTGACACAGAGTTCTGCTACGATCGGGTTCGGTGGTCTTTCTTGGACTTCACCTGCAGGTAATGCCACGCTGAATTATGCAGTGGGAACTTCATCTACACAATCCCTTGTCGCTACAGATGATATAAATGGGAGTGACGTGACGTTTAGCATTGTTAGTGGAACACTGAATGGTCTTACCCTGGCGTCAGCGACCGCCTCTCCGGCTACTTTTGGGGGGAGTGCCACTGGTGCCGCTACAAATTCCGTAGTATTTCGAATTACGGATAATGTCAGCGGGGCAACCCTTGATAGAACCTTCAGTATTAATGTCACTGTACCTACTAATTTGTACACGTTTACAACACACACGTTTACACATTGTAGCGGTGATACGAGATACGGTCCACAGCTCGGTGATGCTTTATCTGCGTATGGTAACATAAGTCCATGGAATAACACGAACCTTTTTAATATCACGACACGTGGATTCCAACTCTGGAAGGTTCCTGAAACTGGGACGTATCGGATAACCGCATACGGAGCGAAAGGTGGTGAAGAGTCGACATCTGCGGGGTCGTATAACAACACACCTGGTAACGGTGCCTATGTTAGGGCTGATATTGCCCTGACTTTGAACACACAGGTCGTCTTTATCGTAGGACAAAAACCCCCCCAATCAACGGATAACTATAGATCCGGTAGCGGCGGTGGTGCGACGTGGGTTCTTAAAGATGGAACCTATACGAATAACGCTGATGTATATATGGTTGCGGGTGGTGGTGGAGGCGCTGGACCCCGACATTTTAATGCTGGAACATCTGGTTCCGCGAACGGTTCGTCGCAGGGTACGTTAGGTGGGGGTGGTACGTCTCACTGGAATGGTAACGGTGGTGGAGCTGGCTGGACAGCTGATGGCGCTCCATCGGGAGCACGTGGCGGTGTCAAGCCAAGTGGTGGAGCTATGGGTGGTACAGGAACAACGCACGGAGGTTTTGGTGGTGGTGGAAGTGAATCTGGTGATTCAGCCGCTGGTGGTGCTGGTGCTACGGGTGGGCGAGCCGCGTTGGCGTATAATTCTACAGGTAGTAACACAGCAAGAGGTGGTACATCATACATCACGACAACTGCAACGAACCGTACTTTCTTAGGTAATCATTCGACTGATAATGGTTCGGTTGTTGTCGAATTTCTTCCATAAAATGTTACTATATACTAAATGCTTGCCCAAGTATTGGAAGTCATGTGTCCAGGTATACCGTATACATCCAGTGGTACATGGGAAAGTGTTGTTTTTAACGATGGAAACTTTTACAAACCAACCGACGAAATGTATGAATTAACACTGTATCAGTTAACACACACCGAAGCTATTAAAAAAATGCGGGAGCGACGAGATACTCTACTCGATAAAAGTGATAAGTACATGACGCATGACTACCCTCATAGACTCGAGTTAGATGCACAAAATTGGACCGTGTATCGTCGGGCTCTTAGAGATATTCCAGTCACGGCTCGACCCACGTTAGATGAAGACGGTAATCTCGTGAACATGGCATGGCCCATACCACCCCAATAAAAAAATTTCCTCCAAAGTGCCGCCCACTTTGTAAGAACCAGAGTTCCAAGTGCGAAGCACTTGTCCCGTATCAAATGACTTCATCACTTAAAAAAACCTCCCCAAATAGTAGATATGTCCTATTACGTGACGAATGATAATTCGTTCCTGGATATCAAGAACGCACACCTCAGGGTAACGAGCGGGAACGTATACGCGACAGGGATCGTCACCACCGCAAATGTGGAGGTGGGTGGGGAACTCACTGTGACTGGGAACGTGGTTGTGGGAGATGACTTGACCGTGACTGGGAATGTGGTTGTGGGAGATGACTTGACCGTGACTGGGAACGTCGCTGTGGGAGATGACTTGACCGTGACTGGGGACGTCGCTGTGGGAGATGACTTGACCGTGACTGGGAATGTGGTTGTGGGAGATGACTTGACCGTGACTGGGAATGTGGTTGTGGGAGATGACTTGACCGTGACTGGGAACGTCGCTGTGGGAGATGACTTGACCGTGACTGGGAATGTGGTTGTGGGAGATGACTTGACCGTGACTGGGAACGTGGCAGTCGACACAGATACCCTTTTTGTCGATTCTGTGAATAATAGGGTTGGGGTGGGGACGACGAGTCCGGGCGCGGAACTCCACGTCGCGGGAACTGGGGCCATAGTCCTCCCAAGTGGTACGACGGCGCAACAACCCACGGGTGTTACAGGTATGATTAGGTTTAATGTAACTATGAAAAAGTTGGAATTTTACACCGGAACAGTGTGGTCAGTCATAGGTAGTGTCAATGCTATAGGTGGTACTGTAACAAATGTGGGTGGATACACAGTTCACACATTCACATCTTCGGCGACGTTCACGGTGATTTCCGGTGGTGAGGTTGAGTACCTCGTGGTCGCAGGTGGAGGTGCTGGTGGGACTGACAGGGGAGGCGGAGGAGGTGCTGGTGGTATGCTCACCGGAACAATAACTATAATTCCTGGTTCGTATACTATTACGAGGGGTGGAGGAGCGGCACCGGTTACGGAGTATGGAACCAGTTCTGGTAGTGCTTCATCCATTGGCTCATTGATAACTACAGTTGGTGGCGGTGGCGGTGGCGGTGAAGGTGGTAATGGTGCTACTGGTGGCTCCGGTGGAGGTAGTGGATACGGGGGTGGGGGATACGGGAGTGGAACATCTGGGCAGGGTAATAGAGGTGGTTCTGGATATAGTGGAAGTGGTTACCGGACAGCCGGGGGTGGAGGAGGTGCGGGTGGGGTTGGGGTGAATGGGTCTAGTAATGGAACAAATGGTGGTGTTCAGAGACCTGATGGTGGCGCTGGTATAGTGAGTAGTATAAGTGGTACGTCTTATTTCTATGCAGGTGGTGGTGGTGGTGGTAGATGTGATGTCGATAGCGCAGGTACAAATGGTGGTGGTAGTGGTATCGGTGGTTCGGGTGTAGGTGGTAATGGTACTGCGACGACAAACGGTAATGGATATAACGGTACAGCAGGTAGGGGTGGTGGTGGTGGTGGTGGTGGTCAGACCGGTACCACCTCGTCAAATGGCGGTCTCGGTGGCTCGGGAATTGTGATAATAAGATATCTCAGCTAAACATATAGAATGCCTGAATTTGCAGAAATAAATACACAAACCAACGAAGTTCTTCGAGTCATAGGAGCGAAGAGTAAACTTTGGTGTGAGTATGAATTAGATGGAACTTGGTTCAGAACCTATGAAAACACGGAAGGTAAAAACTTTGCGGGGATAGGGTTTACGTACCATCCAGATAAAGATAACTTTTCACCCCCTCAACCCTATCCTTCGTGGACTCTCGACGACACGTGTACATGGCAACCCCCAATCCCATACCCTTCGGATAATAAAATGTATACATGGAACGAAGACACCCAATCATGGGATGAGGACGATCTCCTCACGTAAAACATACGGCAGTGTAATTTCTTGTTTCGACCTTTGTTGACCTTGGTACATGTATTGTGAACTCGGGTCATCGTAACTTTTCTTAAACACGACCGCTCGGTCATTATAGTACCGCCCATCCCCAGATTTGTAAATGTATGAACACCTCACACACTTATCGTTTACAAAGTCTTTTTCAGTTATGGGAGCGACCGGTTTTTGGTCTATCAAGTCACCGACTGTCTTCAGGATAGATTTCATAGCGGTCGGCTGGTTCCCTAGGGTTCCGTGAAGATCCTTCATAAATCCTATTATGAGGGGTCCTAGTTTCGTTTGGTCGAGACCTAGTAATTCGAGTTCCGTCTCGGTATGTTTTACGAGACTTTCAATCCACTCGGTCATTACGTATGTATAAAGCCATTCTTTTAAATCCCCCCAAATAGTAGATATGTCTTTGGAACAGACGATAGGCAGCCTCAGATTATACGGGGGCGACCACCCATACACGGTCGACTGATGTGATTGAGAATGAACTGGACGCACACGGACAGATCCAATGGGAGGATCACTCCACAGAGACTGAGAAGGCATACAAAATCAGGTACTTGGATGTTTCAGGTACCCAAACAGATTCCGCAAACGCAGTACATATAGCAGCCTTCGTGGGGTGCACATATCATTGTGGCTGATCACACCTAATAACACGTAAATCATTTCTTACGCTATATTAGATGTCTGTCAATAGTTTGAATACGTTCCTGAATGTGAAAGATGCCCACCTTCGGGTGGTTTCAGGGAACGTGTATGCGACAGCTATGAATATCGGGGGTATAAATGTTGATGTTGCCCACGGTCTCCAGAGCGTCACCGATCAGGGAAATGTCACATCAAATACACTTCAGTTTTCGAACGCGACCACGGGTTTCGTGACTACCGCAAACATCACGGTGGGTCGCGATCTCACCGTTACAGGGAATGCCCTCGTTTCCTCGAATTTAACCGTTACGGGGAATGTCACGGTCTCGGATGACCTCACAGTCACGGAAAACCTTCTCGTCTCCAACAATTTGACCGTCGCGAAAGATGTGACCGTCACCGGGAACACGTTCTACACCAGTCCCATGTCAATCTCCGTAGATTCCAACGTGGTCGCCGAATACACGGGACCCCACGAGAGACCTCTGCGGAAGTACCCGGAGGTGGCTATGACTGGACCGACGTCTGGGGGCTATACGGTGACAACAAGTAGCATACGGACCGCCAGTGGTGGTCATTCATTTGATGGATATAATGCATTTGATAATAATATAAACGTCAGTTATGCATCACCGAATAGTTACAGTTGGGTTCCAGAAACAAATTCAAATTATAATTCATCGGGAAATGTATACAATCCAAGTGTTGATACCCCTACTAGGAATTTAGGGACAGGTGCCGTCGACGGTGAATGGATCAAGTTGGAGTTACCAAACAAAATCAGATTGGAACACATGAAATTGGCCTTCGATCAAACAAATGACCCAACTCGTGCACCGAAAGATTTTTTAGTTTATGGATCGTATGATAATGTAAATTGGACTGAACTTCTTTCTGTAACCGACGCTATTTATGTGGGTAGTTCATCGACTATAGCGGGATATACATCCCATGATGTGAAAAATACAACGTTCTATCAATATTTCGGTGTAGTCGTCACGAAAATTTCTGGTCAAAATAATTATTTCCGTATATTTGAACTCGAATACTACGGCCACGAAGAAGGCAGTGCCTCCCTAGACACCACCCTAAAGACCGTGTACAACGTGCCGGCGACCACGGGGACCCAGTTGGAGGTCTACTATGATGGGCGGGAGACCTCAAGTTACCCGGGCTCGGGGACGACGGTTACTGACCTGGCTTTACCGGCGAATAACGGAACGTTAAATGGTGGGGTCGGGTTCGATACGGAATATAAGGCGTTTACGTTTGACGGGACCGATGATTATATCAGTGCGACGTATCCATCAGTGGCAGGTGATAATATTATTACCATGAGTGCATGGATTTTAGCGACTGGTACAGGTAGTGGTGGGAGTGCTGCCACCGCACTTTATCTAGGTAATAGTTACGGTTCAAATTCTATTGGAATAGATATCTATGATAATGGTACTGTATATTGGTATATGGCCGGTGGTTCGTATATACTTTTTAACTCTCCAAAAGTTCCCCTGAATGTAAAAAATCAATGGTTCCATGTTACTGGTACGTATCAAACCATTAATTCGGTCATCGAAATGAAATTTTACGTAAACGGTGAAGATGTAAGTAGTTATGGAACATTTGTATCCAATGGTTCGTTGAGTTTGGTCGGTAATGATACACTTTACATAGGTAAACGAGCTGGTGTAACCACCATAAATTGGAACGGTTCCATCGCGAACTTCCGCCTCTACTCCAAGGCCCTCAATGCTGGGCAGGTCCAGGAACTCTACGATTACCAAAAAGACTATTTCTCGGGGTCCCGGTCCTCCGTGACCCTGTACAAGGGCCACTTGGGCGTGGGGGTCGCCGAACCCTCGGGCCAATTGGAACTCGCGGGAGATGCGCGGATTCAAGAGTATCCTCCTAGGGGGATGACCAACTTTGACACCTATATCGAAGGACATGGGGTGTTTTGTGCGAGTGTGAGTAGTTACTATACCCCCGGAGGTAGTTCCTTCACCCCATTCTCAGCGTTCGACCATAATAGTGTTTCCCGATGGGCGACACTTGACACGAGTGGATATACAAGTGGTGCATATACCGGAAGTGACAATTTTACAACAAATGGTGGGTACGTTGGTGAATGGATTCAATTGGAAGTACCATATCCCATCAAACTTCGTCATGTAAGTATCAACCCGGGAAATTACGCCAGTTCGCGATCAATACGAGCCGGGTATATTTTGGGTTCTACTAATGGTGTCGAATGGAATGTTATCACTAACTTTAGCGGTATAACGTATTCGGATGATACATTTACAACAATAGAAGCACCCGCTACATCAGCGTTTCGTTATTTCAGGATGGTCGTGACAAACGTTCAATCGACTGGGACTATGGTGGATATCACAGAAATCAAATACTTCGGCACCCCCGGTCCCACGATCCTCGACAAGGGTTCGCTGACTTTAGGGAGATCCCTCGATGTTCCCCGCATTTCGCGATACGACGTGGATACGGAAACCCCGAGACCCGAGAAGTTGGTGCTGGATTTCGATACCACCGTCAATTCCTCACCCACAGATATCTCGGGGAAGGGGAATCATGGGACGTTCGTGAACGGTGCCTCCTACTCCCCAGCGGATAAGGCGTTTAGTTTTGATGGGACGAATGGTAATATAACTGCTACCGTTACCGACGCCACTGGAGATTGGGTACATTCAACGAGTTATTGGTTTAAATTAAATACACTTACGAATGGGGATTATTTTCATTTAATCACGGGTGATTCGAGTAATCCATTTGGAACATTGATCTATTTTACCAATAAATTTACTATTACAGCTTATTCTAGTGAAGTATATGCTGATACATCTATCGAAATTGATAGATGGTATCACGTAGTCGTTGTTTATAGGGGTGGTGGATTGAGTGTGACGAATACCGATATATATCTAGATGGTATAAAAGAAACTATCGCCGGAAGCACTGTACACACCCCCGAATTAACTGGTACTTTATATGTTGGTGGTCAGGGTAATAGTGATGGTTTTGATGGCCAACTCTCAAACTTCAAACTCTACAACGTGGCCCTCGAACCCTCGGAGGTCCAAAAGTTGTACCGGTTGGGCCGAACCGGGCGGTCCATGGTCATCAGCGACACGGCCGTCGGAATCGGGAAAGTCCCTGAAGCTCAGTTGGATGTGAGGGGGAACTTGAATGTTGACGGTGTGATCAAATCAAATAGCCCAGCATTTAGCGCATACGAGTATGATGATTATGCTGTGACTGCAGCAGGGTATATAACGTTAGGAAATACATTTGTTAATCGAGGTGGGTGTTACGATACGTCGACTGGTAAATTCACCGCACCTATAACTGGTACGTATTATTTCAATGCTGGCTGCCCGGTTAGGGCAAGTGGTGGGAGTGGCTTCTCCACTTGGACGTTCCATATAAACGATGTCAATTTTAATCCAACAAGTACTAGTCGTCCTATAGTGTATCAAAGAATTGACACCGGGACAGACCACCAGTCAACATCTGGAAGTTTGATGGTTACATTAAATGCTGGCGATACGTTCAGAGTAAAAGCAGACACCGTTCCATCACCTACAGATCAAAATTGGGGAAATGGATACGGTCGTTTCATGGGATATTTAATCTCATAAATAGATAGATGATCACCGAAACTATCGTACACATGGTGCCCGGTGTTCCATCAGTGAAACATAGAGAAACATGGGAATCTATACGTCTCCCCGAAGGCTACGAAAAACCCCCAAAAGAGGCGTTCGAAGCCAAACTCAAAGAATTGATCGATGCTCAGCCCCTAAAACAACTCCGCGAAGAACGCAACAGGCGCCTCGCCGAGGTGGATTGGATTTTCTCTTCGGATTACCAGATCGAGGATACACTTTATAAAGAATGGCTCGCGTACCGTAAAGCTTTACGTAACCTTCCATCTACAACAGAGGATCCAACTACTCCCGTATGGCCGGAAAAGCCGGAAGTTCCCACGGGCAAGACTGAAGGGATCCAGACCCCTTTGTTCGTGGCCACGTTAATGACTGAAAACAATCAGTTACGGTCAAAAGTAACAGCACTCGAGCGTAAATCGACGAAATTCGAGCTTGATATCATTGGTTTGAAAAGACGCATTCAAAAGGTAGAGACTTAGAGAAATCACACACACTCTTCATAAGTATGGATACTAGTATTGAGTATATAGGTCTTGTGAGTTCCATTTTAATTGCCGTCATGTTCGTACCCCAGATCGTACACGTATACAAAACGAAAGACACGGATGCTCTCAACTATACATTCCTGGGTACGAATATAGTCGCAAGTATACTGGGTCTCGTATACTCCATATACTATACGGTAGTTCCTATGATCGTGGCAAACACGTCGGCCGGTCTTTTTTCTATATCACTCATCACGATGAAACGAGTAAATGGGCTTAAAGAACAGTCACCAGTATAAGATGGGAAGGGGCTTCCCCTGTTCTCTCATAGCTCAGTTGGCAGAGCGCGCGACTGTTAATCGCGAGGTCATCGGTTCGAACCCGGTTGAGAGAGAACAACACCTTTTACGAATGAATCCCATCCGTAAAAGATGTTTACTAAATATAGATGAACCAGCATATCCTAACAGGGCAAGTCGACATTACGAGTAATTTACTCGTCGGGTCGTCACACTTGTTTGTCGATACCACGAATAATCGGGTGGGTCTCGTCACCACCGACCCACATGCAGGGTTACACGTAAACAGTAACGTATATGTCAATACAGATTTACGGGTAGGTTCGCAAATCGAAATAAACGCAACACCCGGACGCATAAAAGCAGCGACGTTCGAAGGAGATGGGTCACTTTTAGTGAACGCCCCCGTCGGATCACTCACAGTCCACAGTACTGATACGGGTTTACCCGGTACGGAGGCTAGTGTCACGAATGAGGGGACACCCACAGCCGCAGAGTTTAAATTCGTGATTCCACGAGGTGACGTCGGTGCGACGGGTCTCGCCGCAACAGTTGCGGTCGATGGAACAACAGTAACCGGAGCAGCCGAAACTGACGCATCCGTTACAAATCTAGGATCTTCATCCGCTGCGAACTTTAGGTTTACGATTCCGAGAGGGGGCCAGGGTATTCAGGGAATTACAGGTACCGCCGCAACAGTCGCGGTCGATGGAACAACAGTAACCGGAGCAGCCGAAACTGACGCATCCGTTACAAATCTAGGATCTTCGTCCGCTGCGAACTTTAGGTTTACTATTCCGAGAGGTGATACAGGTGTTCAGGGTATTCAGGGTCCCGCCGCAACCGTTGCGGTCGATGGAACAACAGTAACCGGAGCAGCCGAAACTGACGCATCCGTTACAAATCTAGGATCTTCATCCGCTGCGAACTTTAGGTTTACGATTCCGAGAGGTGATACAGGTGTTCAAGGTGTTCAAGGTGTTCAGGGGCCCGCCGCAACAGTTGCGGTCGATGCAACAACAGTAACTGGAGCATCTGGGACGAACGCATCCGTTACGAATCTAGGATCTTCATCCGCTGCGAACTTCAAGTTTACGATTCCGAGGGGGGCTGACGGAACCGACGGAACCAACTATTTCACTTTAAGTGGAAGTAATATTTATAGGTCTACGGGTAATGTCGGGATCGGGGGTGTAGCATCCGCCACGAATAGACTCAAAGTACATGGTACC